CGCCGACATATTGTCGGGCGGAAGCGTGTCGTCCAGCAAAATCTTCTTGATATTCATGCGAAGATCGTTGATGACGATCTGGGACACGTTAAAATCACCCGACCTCGGCAGTTGACGAAGCGACTCGCCTTGAGGTCCACCGTTCCGCGCCACCGGAATGATTGCACCCGGCGTGATGCGAATGGTTTGCGGGTTCAGAACGCCATCATCCGCCGCCGTGTAGACACCAGCGATTGAGAGAGACGCATTCTTGAGGAGAAGCTCTAGTGTTTTGTTCAGCGTCTTGATGTCAGGCAAGGCCGTAATCACGGGGCCACGCCCGTAAATTTCGCCAGCGACCTTCATGTATCGGGCAACGATCCACGGGCTAGACCTCTGCTCGCGTTCAATCAGCTTTGCCTTTCCGGAGGGCCAGATAACACAGTACGTGTAATCGCCACGATCTCCGTTATACATGGTAGCCTCAAGAAGCTCGACCTCTTCAGTCGGTTTCTCATCGATCAGACGCTGCAATCGATCAGGGATATCCGCGCCAACCCAATGTTGCTTAATCGCCTCCGCCTTAATCCGCATACGGCGATAAACATTGTCGACCTTTCCGTGCGCGCCCTCCTCAATAGAAACGAGGTATTGCGGGACGGCGGTGAAGCGGATCGGCGTAACCTCGTCGCCCGGCTGGATTAGCATGACGGCGGTGCCGACTGCCAAATCCATCAGGAATTCACCCATAGCCAAGTCAAAGTTGGTCTGGCGCAGAAGTGAAAACATCTTGTCGCTGTAGACATCCAGCGCAGCCTGTGCCTCAAGCTGACGATTGTCGGGGATTTCAGGTCCGGGTTCTAGGCGGCACCAGCGTCCATACGGCGGAAACAGCCCGCTCTGGATTCGATTGGCAAAGCGTTGTGTCGCGTTGATGGCGGTCGAGTCAAAGACGCGGACCATCTTGTTCTGGCCGGGAGAACCGCCGCCCTCATAATACCCGTCATATAAGTTGCGCTGTGGAAGTGCGAACTCGTAACAGTCCTCATAAATCTGACGCCAATTATCTTTCCGGCGCTGCGCCAGTTCGTGACGCTTAATGATTTCTTGGACGCTTTTCATAGATCAATCTTTCTTGTTCCGCGCGCTGATCGCACGCGCCTTCGCCTTGGCGTCGGATTTTGAAGAAGCGCCCCACGCGCGTAGAGACAGGAGGAGGCGCGTGGGGCGTCCTTTCGAGTCGCGTTCTGGGCCGGGCATCGAACCCATCCGCGCCAAGAAAGAAGCTCGTCGCGGGTTGTCGCCTTTTTTCACTGGCGCTTTCAGGTTCATACCCTGTGCGCGAGCGGAAGCACGGCCCTTTGCGTTTAAACCACCAGAGGGATTCTTGCCTTCCTTGCGTTGCCAAGCGGGTGTTTTAGCCACGCGCAGCCCTCATGTTATCAATCAAATTCGGATACGGACGGCCAGCCTTTTTCGCGGCGCGCATAGCAGAACGCTTCTGTGCCGAACTCAAAGATTTTGGCTTTCCCAAGCCCTTTGGCCTTTTCTTGTCCCAAACCTCTTTCTTCATTTCTTTGATCTATTCCTACTCATCGACATCACGATAAGATTTCTGTGAGAATTATTTTTAGGGTTTCCGTCCCTATGGTCTACATCCCTACCGTCGCCCTTCCGCACCGAACCGTTTTTCACCATCTTGCGCCGAGCGGCATTCCGCATGGCGCGGTTTTTCTTCTGCTCTGGCTTGCTGTGAAAACTATCGTATTCCCTGCGGTAGTTTCTGGTCATTATTTCTTCTTCATCATCTTCGTCTTCATGCTGACTTCAGAAACACGGCCACCGTATTGCTTTGCATATTCCTTGGCGGCTTTCATGCCAGCTTTGCTATACGCAAAGTGGCGCGTCTTGCCTTCTTTTGTAACGACTTTCGGCATTATCCAGCACCCAATGTTGTTTGCGTTTCCTCTTGCTGACCGCCACCGCCCAAAAGCGAACGCGCCGAAATACGGCGCGCGCGTGAAGCGGCCGCGCGACGGCGCTGATCCTCCGTGCTTTGGACAGGCTGTGGCTCTGGCTCTGGAGCGGGCGGAGGTGGCGGAGGCGGAGGCGGCGCGCTGGGTTTTGAAACTACGCCGCCCATTATGCGGCCCCCAGTGTTGACTGAATACCCTCACGCGCATCTTCGCGCTCACTTGACAGGAGAAGGCGCTGACCGCCTATCTGACGCGCCCGACGCTGTGCGGAAAGCTGTGCCTGTTTCTGACGCTCTTCTTCCTCCAGCCGCTGCTCCTGCCGCTTTTGAGCAGCAGAAATTTCCGGGTCCGGAGGGGGTGGTGGAGGTGTGCTGATACCGCCGCCAAATAATCCGCCCATCAAAAATACCTCGCCATCATGTAATGATCTGAACCGTCAGGCCCGTAGCCCTTCAACAGCCCTTCGCGTTTAAACTTTAATACCTCGGCCCATCGAAGTGCAAGCAAATTGCTATCATCAACAACGATCTGCAATCGGTGTAATTGCATATCTATAGCAATTTTATTGAAGTATCGTAGCGCACCCCTCGTAAGTGATATAGGATTTCTTTCGACTATATAGCTTGTTAATATCCATGCTTCTGCGACACCCTTCCATACCGGAACAGCGCCGAAACAACACGCCACATCACCATTATATAACGCCGTTGCAGACGTTTCGCAGGACGCATAAGTCCGAAGCATGTCCTCGTAGTTAGGAAACCACTCAAAATATTTGCGCTCAAATTCACGCAGATTCATCAAATGGACATGCGCCCAATGGAACTGGATTATTGATACTGAACTGTTGCTAGATATCTTCATGTGCGTTATAAAGACGGTGCCTTTCTTTCTGTGTGTTCCCTTGCTCCGGGGCCGTTCCTCAAACGGCCTCGGAGTTTTTTTATGCAAACACGTTGAAGTCTGTGCTGGCGACCGCCTGCTTGTATAGCGGCATTCCGTTGGGGTTTCGCGTCAGTGTGCGATGCTCACCGCCACCCAGCATCAGATATCCATAAGCATCCCCAACGTGCGAATGCTCGTTTTTATTTGGCGCATCCTTAAATCTTTCGTGACCAGCACCAACCGCCACGCGCTTAAAATGATAGCCGCCACTCAACGACTTTCGCGTGCGGACACAATCTTTCGACACAAGTAAACCCGGACGCCCGTCAATCAGCCTATTCATAGGCATGGCACCCGCCTCGCGCCGTACCTTGAAATCATTCGATGCAGTCGGTTGGGCGCGGAGGCCAAGCGTCCGCAAATGGTCAAACGCCGTGACCTCGAAAATCTCATCACGCTTGCCGCCCGCCGGATCACCCCAGATCAGAATGTCGCTCTTGGGAAACTTGGTCTGGATGTCCGCCATCAGATGATGCGCGAACCGCTCCAATCCCATATCGAAGGCGACAAGCTCATGCACGATATGCCACCTGCCGTTTGACATCTTCTGACCAAAGACGGCAGCGGGCGTCAATCCAAAGTCAAGGCCGACATGAACAGGCATACCCACCTCGATATCGACATCCGCCGCCATCAAGCTGTCGGTATATTCGTGCCACACGGGCTTGCCGTCCTGCACGTACACATACTGTGCGCCCGCATAACATTGAATCCAATCCAGCGTCTTCCCAGCAAGCTGCTGCTCGTAATACCCAATTGGAAGATTGTTCAGGTTTTCAGCCTTGCCGTTTAATAACCAATACCTGTCACCGCCAAATATAGCGCCTTCATGTTCTTTGGTTCCTTCAACAACGCCACCCGGTTGCTTGTAGAACTTCCACGGATACTTGCCGCGTATCGGGTTCTTCTCAGCAAGATTGGGCCACCAATGGTCCGAGTCCATCGGGTTCGTGGACATCCACACACCGCGCCACGGACATCCGCCATTCCTCTTTGTCGGATATCTGCCCACGCGCGAAGTCAGGCCATCGACCACCGCCTTGGGCAGTTCGCGCGCCTCATCGATAAATCCGCCGGTCAGTTCCAAACTCAGAAGTTTTCTGACATCGCGCGGCTGATCCAGCGCCAGAAATATGACCTCGCAATCAAGGCCGGGCGCGCCGTCCCTCGGAGGCAGCTTTATGTGATGCGTGATAGGAGGCGACCAACGCATTTCGCCCCACGTATTTTCCGGGAATATTTCCTGCCACGTCTTGATCGTCGTCGTCCGTAGCTCTGGGTAGCTGTTTCGTATTACGGCAAATCTGGAATATCTGATGCCATCCTCCGGTGATGGCGGCTGTTTGACAGCACGCAGCATGACCTCGGCCAAGCAGGCATAAGTTTTCCCAGAACCAACCGGCCCCATCAGCCCACGCACAAAGGCGTCGTCGTTTAGAAATTTCCATACTGTCGGACTCTCGCTGAAATCCAGACTTAGCCCGGTGAGCGCATC